CTCCGTGTCCGAGATGCTGGACCGCCTCAAGGACACGGAGGTGCGGGTATGACTACCTATATCTGCAAATGCGGACGGCGAGTGAAGAAATCCACCGATACCAGTACCACTGGCAACCGTCTGTCTGGCTATGCACCCGGCCATGAGTGCTGGGGATGCCCCTACGCCATGCCATACGGAAACTTTCAATGGGACGAAAGTGCTAAAACTGTCGCCCTGGAGACTCGGGGCTATGAGTGTCGGATGAGCAAGACTCTCACTTATGCATCAGAATTCTCTGGCTCCATCAAGGACAAATGCACCTGTCGAGTGCACAGTTTGGACTTCGACTTTTTGTCTCAGGTCTCCGCATGGATCAAAGATACTTATCCAGACAGAGAGATTTTTGGCTCGTTTTCCAAAGATATTCGTGCATCGGACTATGGATCTGATGGCCGTTACTGCCTGACTATCACCTGCGCTCAGAATCTGAAAGGTGTTGCCGCAAAAAGAGAGCTGCTTGGTCAGTTTTTTACCCCGAATGGCAGCCGCAAGGACATGACACCGCAGCAGGAAATGGAAAAGATTCTTGCCGACATTAAAAAAGCAAAGGAGGTTTTCGCATGTGCACCTGCCCAGAATGCGGATGCTGCTGTGACTGCGGCAGAGAATGCTGTCCCGACTGCCACAGCGGCAACGCCGACCACCTCGGAGAACGCGGCGGATGTAAGCGCATCGACCCCCGCTGTGTCCCCGCAAGCCTGCGGATCGGCCCCTGCCGCATTGGCGGACGGTTCTTCTGCACCACTTCTCTCAATGACTGGTGGTGCCCCGCAGGAGAAGCCCCTGACTTTCATTCGGGAGGACAAGTGCCCGGAGTTTGATTATTCCGGCCTGCCTGAACAGACCGTGGCGACCCTGCATCTTGCAGAAAACGGATATCTTCACGGCAAGAAACTGGCCGAAAAGGGTCTTGTTTACATGGGTGACAACATTGCACTGGCACACGATGAGCTGTGCGGAGTTGTCGCACAATGCGACAACTCGAAGCACGGCAACCGTGGAGAGGACAGTTTCCGTGCATGGTGCCTGCACATTGGCATCACCAAAGACAGCGCCTACCGGCTGCTGCAAGTCTCCGCACTGCTGGCTGACAGCAGCCCCCGGCAGCAGGCCATTCTGGAAAGCTTGCCGCCCACCCTGCTGTACGCCGTGGCAAAACCCAGCGCCCCGCCGGAGCTGGTGGAGAAGGTCAAGAACGGTGAGGTCACCACGAACAAAGCCTATCAGGATCTGCTCAAGGAAAACCAGCAGCTCCGCACCGACCGGGTGGAGGCCATGAACCAGGCAGACCGGGAACGAGCCCGTGCCGACCGGGCCGAATCCGAACGGGACAAGGCCCGTGCTGACCAGCTGAGCACCGCCAAGGATTGCAACCGGCTGGGTCTGAAGGTCTCACAGGAAAAAGACCGTGCCGACAAGGCCGAAGCCCGGGCCAAAAATGCCGAGGGCCAGCTTTCCGGCTCCCGGCAGGTGGCCGAAGCGGCAAAGCTCCGGGCGGACAAGCTGCAGGAAGAAAATGCGGCCCTGAAAAAGCAGCCCATCGCCGCCGTGGTGGATGAGGAAGAGGTAGACCGGCGGGCCAAAGCTCTGGCTCACCAGTGGGATGAGGAAGAACTGGACCGTCTGGCAGCAGAAAAGGCCTGGGGCCTTGCAGATGCCCGGAATTCTGAACTTGCCAAGGATAACACTGCCCTGCGCAAACAGCTGGCCACACTCCAAGCCCGCGCCAATGACAATACACAGGCCGATTTTGAGACCGCCAACTACTGCGCCAGCCTGTTCCGTTCGGCATGGGACACCTGCAAAGGCAGCTATTCCCGCCTGACCGGTGAAGATCTGGAGAGCACCTTCCAGACCCTGTGCGGCGCACTGAACAGCATCATGGAAGAAGCTTCCCTGCTCTGCCGTCAGCCCGCAGATTATGACGGAGGTGCAGCTGATGAACCCGATGTATGATCTTGCACTGGACGGCTACGGCCCGCCGCTTGAGCCGCCCGACAACTATTACTTTTTGCCACGCGAACAGGAAGCAGAACAGGAGGATCCCGAAAATGACGAATGAATTGACCGTCCGGGTGGAGCACCCGGAACTGCCCGCGATCCGGTGGAACGAGACCGAGGTGCAGCAGAACCTGACCGAAATGCTGGCCGCCTACACCGGCCGCGTCTACACCCCGGACACCATCAAGGATGCCAAGGCTGACCGCGCCGCCGTGAACAAGCTGGACAAGCAGCTCAGCGATGCCGCCCGCAGCGCCAAGGCTTTTTACATGAAGCCGTTGGAAGAGTTCTTGCAGAGTGCCAAGCAGATGCAGGGTCAGTGCAAGGCTGTCTCCGGTGCCATTGACCAGCAGGTCAAGGCTGTGGAGGAAGCCGAGAGGCAGGATAAGCAGGATGCGCTGCGGGCTGTCTATGCCGACTGCATCGGAGAACTGCGGGAGCTTATCCCCTTTGACCGCCTGCTTGTGTCCCAGTGGCTGAACAAGACCTATGATCTGGCAAAGGCCAGCCGGGAGCTGCGCCGGGATGTTGAAACACGGCGGAAAGAGTTGAAAATCATTCAGGACACCTGCGGCGAAGATGCTGAAGCCTGCAAACTGGGATATCTTCGTGTTCTGGATCTGAACGCCGCGCTTGCCGAACACCTGCGCCTGCAGGACAACCGGGAAAAGCTGCGCCGCGCAGAAGCAGAAAGGCAGGCCGCAGAACGTGCCCGCGCAGCTGCACCGGTGATCATCCCTCCCACCGAGGAAGAGCGTCAGCTCAAGGCGGAAGCTGAACAGAGCGCCCAACGCAACGCCTTTATCACCGCTTCCGGACGGCTGGACTGTGAAGTGCTGCAGCGCTTTGCAGTACCTGCCCAGCCGGAAGCTCCTGCCCGCAAGCAGTATCGTTTCTGGGTGGAGTTCACCCGCGAGGATATCGCATGGTTCAAGCAGGGAGCCGCAGAGCGCGGTTTCCGCTATGGTTCTATCAAATAATTTTGGAGGTATTTACTTATGGCACTTACTCGTTCCGGCGCACCCGCACCTACTTCGTCCGTTTCCAATGCACAGGCTCTGGCAAACCGTTCCGTCCAGAACGCCAACCGTGCAGGCAGCACTGCTATGCAGGCCGCATCCCCGTCCGTTCCGGTGGAGATCACTGCTGCCGATGGCCAGCACCTCGTCGTCAGTTTTGACGAAGTACGGCGTTTTATTTGCGACAAAGCCACCGACACCGAGTGCAAGATCTTTCTGGAGACCTGCAAGCAGTACAAGCTGAACCCCTTTACCAAAGAGGCTTACCTGATTCACTACGACAACAAGAACGATGACACCGCCAGCACCATCGTGCTGGGCAAGAACTGCTATCTGCAGATGGCCGAGCGCAACCCCAACTTTGACGGCTTTGAAGCTGGCGTAATCGTTCTGACCGCAGATGGCCAGCTGCTGAACCGTGAGGGATCTATCGTCTATGATGGAGACGGCGGCGAGACCCTTCTCGGCGGCTGGGCAAAGGTCTACCGCAAGGACCGCACCCGCGCCAGCTATGAGGAAGTCAAGCTCAGCGAGTATGACACCGGCAAATCCCTCTGGAACGGCAAAAAGGCCACCATGATCCGCAAGGTAGCGCTGGTGCACGCCCTTCGTGAAGCGTTCCCGTCTACCTTTGGCGCTCTGTACGATGAGAGCGAGGTGCGTGTGGACGCTGAAAGCACCGCCCGCGAGGTGCCGCCTGAAGATCTGCCGGTGCTGGATCCTTACGCAGGCTCCCACCGTCACCGCAAGACGGCAGGCACCCTGATCCCTGCCCCGAATGCACCCTCTGCAGAGGAAAACGCCGATGATCCGTTTGGCGGTGATGATGCATGATCGTCCAGACCAAGAACGGCATCATGCTGCACGGCGAGATCGCCAAAGACCCGGTGCTCCGGGATGCCGGGCAGAAGCGGGTGCTGAAATTCGACCTGAAAGCCAGCCGCACACAGGATGAATCCGGCAAATGGCAGAGCTTCTTTGTGGGCGTGAACCTCTGGCACGGCATTGACCAGTGGGATGGCATGCTGCAGAAAGGCGATCAGGTCACGGTTTTTGCTCAAAAGCTGAAAGAGCGGGAGTATAACGGCAAGATCTACTACGATGTGGACGCGGATGATGTTCAGCCCGGCGGGCTGGTGACATTCCGCTGGCTGCAGCAGATGATCGACCTGATGGCACAGCCCGGCCCTCCGCCGGAACCTGCAGAACCGGCAGCAAACCCGGCAGACCTTCAGGGTGCGCAGATGTACCCCGGTGAAGCTCTTGCGGATTACGCACCGCGCAGCACTGCTGCACCCGAAGCAGCCCCCTCTGCCGAGTATGACCTCATCAACGATGATGCCGACGACCTGCCGTTCTGACCTCGCAAGCTGTGCTATCCGGCTATACGGGCATTTCACACGAAAGGAGGTCGGGCTGTGGGCATCGACACAACACGCGGCTTCGTAGCATTTCCCCGCGGTCTGATCGACTGGGAATGGTATACCGAACCCAACACCGCCCGCCTGTTCTTTCATCTGCTGCTCACGGCCAACTGGCAGGAAAAGCAGTGGCAGGGCATCACCATCCACCCCGGAGAACTGGTTACAAGCCAATCTCAGCTGGCAAAACAGCTGAATTTGTCAATTCGGAATGTTCGGACTGCTTTGGAGCACTTGCAGGCGACAGGCTATGTGACAGTCAGAACCGGGCCAAAATACAGCGTTGTTTCAATCAATAATTATAATTTGCTCGTTGGTGCTGACAGGCAAAGTGACAGTCAGGCGACAGGCAACCGACAGGCTGCCGACAACAACTTAACAAATATAACAAAGAAACCATTAAAACAATCGTCGTCTGCGCGTGCGCGCGAGACTGCCGGGACGAGGACGACGACCCATCCTGCAGTGGATGAATTTGAATCCTGTATCTGCAAGCTGAGTGCCACCAGTAAAGCTGAGCTGATGGCCTACGCGGATCGGCTGGGTTCAGAACTGGTCTCTGCCGTGATCCTGAAGTGTTCTGATCTGGGCGGGCACAGCTGGGCCTATGTCCGCAAGGCGCTGGCAGAAGCTGAATCGCAAGGGTGCAGGTCTGCCGAGGAGTACCGCCTGACGAATCCGATCGGAGCCGGACGGAATAAACGTGTAGACCGAACCGAGCCCAGCGGGAACGACTGGCTGAAGAATGCCACGCGGCGCAGGCCGCTGATAAAAAAAGAAGCAGCAAAGGAGGACGCATCCGATGTATCGGAACCCTGAACACTACCCGGATCCGACGGCGGGTGCCGCCCTCTGTCAGCTGCGCAGAAAGGAGAACCGTTTGAATACCGGAAAACAGTTTGAAGCGGACTGGAAGAAGTCCATGCCGCCGGATGCCTGGTGCTATCGGCTGAAGGACAGCGCCGCTACCTACTACGGCGGCAACGAAAACTTGAGCTTCTCTGTGGACAACATCTGTGACTTCGATGTCTACCGTTACCCCATGCACCACTATTTTGAACTCAAGACCATCGAAACACCCAGCATCCCGCTGACGAAGATCTTTGGCAGCTTTGACCGGGACAAACAGAAATATCATAAGCTCAAACATATCACCGACATGGCCGCTGCGGCTTCCTACAAGGGCCAGACGGCCCATGTGGTGATAAACTACCGCGGCAAGGTGAACCGCACCTTTGCCGTGCCCGCCAGCGCTGTGCTGGAGTACATGCAGACCCAGACCCGCAAAAGTATCCCGTGGCAGTGGGCCGCCCTCAACGGCATTGAGGTGGAGCAGCACCTGCTGCGAATTCACTGGCGGTATGACGTGGATGGGCTGCTGAAAAAACTGGAAGGAGATCATGCTGGGAATGGCAGATATCAGAACATGGACACCCGAGAGTGATGTCCTAAAGCCGGGAGAGATCAGTGGTGTGCAGGAAATCCGGTCGTGGTTTGAACGCCTGCCCCGGATGCGGGCGCTGATCCGGCAGCAGCAGGAACACATCGAAAGCCTGCGCAGCGCCGCCACCACGACTACCTCCAGCAACTCCGGTGCGCCGGGCCATTCCGGCACCAGTGACAAAGTTGGCACCAACAGCGATGCAGCCATGGACGCGGAAACAAAACTGGCCGAACTGAAATGCCAGTATGCCGAGATGCAGAAAGATGCCATTGATGTGGCTTACCTGCTTCATGCTGATCCGGTATCGATCAAACGCAGCCGGTGTCTGATCCTGTCTTTTGTGGAAGGCAAGCGACATGCCGAGATCGCGCCTGAAGTCGGTTATTCCAATCCGTCTCAGGTCTCAAGGGCCATTTCGGAAGGTCTGGCGCAGCTGGCAGAACTCACGAATGAATTGAATCTTAGTTGACCCTGTACATTTTGCACAATGTCAGAGGGCATTGTTTTTACACGCTCTGGTATTTACTTGTTATCGGCATCTGTGTTATCGTGGTACCATCGGCAGAGCCGGAAAGGCCCACCGATATACGCAGTCTCCGAAGTGCGTCCTCCACAGACATCATCGATTACTTCCTTACTCGACGGGATAGCTACTTCTCACTGGCACTTCGCGGACTGCTTCTATGCGATACACTGAAACAAAGGCAGCCTGCCGCTCATGAGAGACAGGAGGCGGTTCGATTCCGCCGTATCGCACCGTATGGCGCATGGACTAGACAACCCGCAAGGCCGCACGTGCAACCTCCCGTGCCAAGAAAAGACCTTAGAATCCTTGCCAAGGTGTAGCTTTCCTGACAGGATGTGCGCCAACCAACAGCTCCGGTTCTCCGCCGGGGCTGTTTTTATATGGCCGCCTGAGCGCAGTTTGGAGCGCGGCGCGTGTGTGTAGACACGGCTGGTTCGATTCCAAGGGCGGCTTTTTATATTCCCGTAGCTCAAAATCGGTAGAGCAGCGGTCTCCAAAACCGCATGTTGCAGGTTCGAGCCCTGCCGGGAGTGCTTGCGTGCCCTATGAGGGGACCGCGCAATAGCGGGGCATCCGGCCGCGAAAGTTCCGGATGCAGCGGCACCCGCCCGTTTTACGCCTGTCCGTCAAACTGAATGCATGGGTGCTGCTTATTTTTTTTTGATATCTTTGCCGTTCGGTTTTCCGGGCGGCTTTTTTGATACCCCGGGCCTGCAAAGCACCCCAGGGTCTTTTTATACCCTGCCCCTTCTGGACAGATACCCCGCCCCTGAAAAAAAGCCCCGGGGTGTGCCGGAAAGGCGCAGGAAGCATCCAGCCTGCACAAATCTGTGCGGGCTTTTCTTTTACAGCCAGACCATGAAGCGGGAGGTGTGCAGCATGGGCAATCCGCGCTATGCCAACGGCCAGCTGCGGCGCAAGCACCGTGCGCGGCTGCGTGCAATGGGCTGCGAGTGCGGCATCTGTCACGGACGTTTCGGGCCAATCCATTACGATGAGCCTTCTGATGCACAGCATCCTTTGTCCTTTGTGGTGGACGAGATCAAGCCTGTGTCCAAGTGGAGACAGTTCGGTTACCCGTCCGCGCGGGCCGCTGCGGAAGATTGGTCGAACCTACAGGCTGCACATTGGTTCTGCAATGCACAGAAAGGCAACAAAACCGCCGAAAACGGCCCAAAACAGGCTAAAATCGTGCGGATTCCGCACGTTTCAGACGGCAGCTGGTGAGGGTGGGGAAGGGCCCCCTCCCGTGCCCTCGGCGACTCCCAGTGCCGTCAGCGCCGATTTACACACAGGGAAAATTTGAAGGGGGTGTTTCTGGCCCATGGCGACCATGAAAAGTATCACGGCCAGGGGCACCCGGCTGGAGCAGCTCAAGCAGCTGGCCAAGGTGCTGGCTTCGGGCATTGATGCCTGCAAGGACTGCCGGGCCCTGCCGCAGCTGACCAAGCAGTACCGGGAGACCATCCGGGAAATTGAAGAGATCGAAGGAGCAAAGGATGACACGGACGAGATCGGCGCGATCCTCGCACAGCGAGAGCATGATGGGAAGTCAGGAGCCGTCCGCACGTATCGCACCGGAGTATCCGGCGACTGACGGGCAGGATGCCGTGCGCATCCTGCGGGCAGGCGGCACGGTGCTGGATCCGTGGCAGAGCGATATTCTGGACGACTGGATGAGCCGCACAGTGTCCGGCAAATGGGCAGCGCCCACGGCGGGCGGCAGTGTCCCCCGCCAGAACGGCAAGAGTCTGCTGGTGCAGGGACGCTCCGAAGCCGGGATGCTGCTGTTCAATGAGACAGTCATTTACACCGCCCACCTGCAGAAGACCGCCACCGAGACCTTTGAGGAAATGCGGGCATTTTTTGAAAGCCCAAAGCTGCGCCGCCACGTGGCCGAGATCAAAACGGCGTTGGGCCGGGAGCAGATCATCCTGAAAAGCGGTGCCCGCATCAAGTTTCTGGCCCGCACCCGCAACGGCGGACGCGGCCAGCACGGCGACCTGCTGATCTTCGACGAGGCACAGGAGCTGGACGAGACCGCACAGGGGTCTTTCCTGCCCGCCATTTCTGCCAGCCTGAACCCGCAGACCATCTATGTGGGCACGCCGCCCGGCCCCGACGCCGTGGGCACTGTGTTCCGCGCCCTGCGTAAGCGCGCACTGGACGGCGAAGCCAAAAAGGCAGCCTGGTTCGAGTTCTCGGTGCCGGAGATCGGCGATGTGAAGGACCCGGCACGCTGGGCAGCCACAAACCCGGCATTGGGGCGGCGCATCCAGTTCTCCACCATCGAGGGCGAAGCCGAACAGCTGGACCCGGACACCTTTGCGCGGGAGCGGCTGGGCTGGTGGAGCCCTGAGATCACGGAGCATCTGGACTATGCCATCGACCGCACCGCATGGGAAGCCTGCGCCAGCGAGGACGAAAAGCCCGAAGGCAAAACTGCTTATGGCGTCAAGTTCTCCGCCGACGGCAGCGCCGTGTGCCTGTGCGGCGCGGTGATCCCGAAGGAAGGCCCCGCGCGGGTGTCGCTGCTAGAAATGCGCCCATCCGGTCAGGGCCTGACATGGCTGGCCGACTGGCTGAACGACCGGTACGGCAAGGCCAGCTGCGTGGTCATTGATGGCCGCAACGGCGTGGATGTGCTGGTGGAACGCATCAAGGACACATGGCGGGCAAAGAACTCGGTGATCCGGCCCGCCGCAAAGGACGTGATTGCTGCGGTCAGCGGCTTCACCAACGGCATCAGCGAGGGAACTCTGACATGGTATAAGCCCCAGACCGTGCTGAATGAAAGCGCCGTCACCGCTGTCAAACGGCCTATCGCGGGCGGCTTCGGCTTTGGCGGAGACAATAGCCTGCCGGTGGAAGCCTGTGCGCTGGCGCTCTGGGGTGCCAAGACCAGCCGCCGCGACCCCACCCGCAAAATGAAGATCGGCTGAAAGGAGAGCCATGCAGATTTTGAATTTTGGCCGTGTGCCAGGCCTGACAAAGGAAGAACAGCAGCAGCTTTCTGACCTCGCCGCGGCCTACAACTACCACCAGAGCCGCAATGCTGCCAAGGACAAATATTACGAGGGGCATATCACCCTGAACGACGTGAACCTTGGCATTGCCCTGCCGCAGGGGCTGCGCAATCTGGAGGTGGGCTGCAGCTGGGGGCAGAAAGCCGTGGACGTGCTGGCGGCACGCTCCATGTTCGACGGCTTTGTGGGCAGCGGCGGCAGTCTGGACAGTCTTGCCAAGTTGGTAACTGACAACCGCCTTGTGGCCGAGTATGCCAAAGCCTGCAGGGACGAGCTGAAGTATGGCTGCGTATTCGCCACCCTGTCCGCAGATGCATCCATCAGCTGCAGAGTGCGATTTCACTCCCCCGCCATGGCGTCAGCCCTCTGGAGCGGCGAGAAGGGCCGCATCGACTGCGGCCTTGCCATTGTTGACACAGTGAAGGATGAGCACTTCGAGGGCACATGGCGGCCTTCTGTAGTCAATTTCTATACGGATGACGCGGTCGTTGTGCTGCGGTCGAACGGAAGTTTCTGTACGGCGCAGCGCTACCCACACAAGATGGGCCGTCCACTGATGGAGCCCATGATCTGGAACGCCACCAACTCCAAGCCCTTTGGCCGCAGCCGTCTGAAACGCCCCATCCGGGCACTGATCGACGATTATGTGCGCACCGCCGCCAACGCGGCCATTGCGCTGGAGTTCGACACCACCCCGCAGAAATACGTTCTCGGTGTGACCGATGAGCAGTATGACGCCATTGTTTCCAACAAATTCAAAACCTACATGGGCGCTCTGATCGCGGCCACCTCCAACCCGGAGACCGGCGAAAACCCGGAGTTCGGCCAGCTGGCGCAGGGCAGTCTGACGCCCCATGTGGAAAAAATGCGCATGACGGCAACCCAGTTTGCAGCGGCCACTGGCCTGACCGTCACCGACGTGGGCGTGGTGAACGACGCAAACCCCACCAGCAGCGACGCTATCCTTGCCCAGAGCCAGACGCTGGTGCTGCTGGCCCAGCAGCTGAACACAGGCAACGGCGATGCCCTGCGCACCATTGCCTGCATGGCACAGGCCGTGGCACGGGGCTGTGAGCTTTCTGATCTGACCGAAGAAGAGACCGGTATCATGGCGCACTTCAAAAACCCCGCCATGCCTAGCGTGGCCGTGACGGCGGATGCTGCCATCAAGATTGCATCTGCCCGGAAGGAGTTTGCCGGAACGGATACCTTTCTGGAAATGATCGGCTTTGATCAGGCGGACATCCGGCGCATCAAGGCGCAGGAGCAGCGGGCGCGCGGTCAGAAGCTGCTGATGGAGATGGAAAATGCAGATCTCAGCGAAAACGTGGAATGAGTACATCACCCGGCTGTCCCGGCTGAACCAGAAAGCCGGGCAGCTCATGCGCACCTACATAGATGCCCACGGCACTGCCGACACAGATGACCTTGTGGCCTACGCCTACGGGCTTATCACGAAGTATGGCGAAGGCAGCGCAGAGCTGGCCTGCCAGATGTATGAGGCACTGGCCGAAGCGCAGGGCGTGTATGTGCCCGCCGCAGAGCCTGCCGCTACCGCCAGCTATGGCGAGGTAGCCCGCATGGTGAGCGCTACCAAGGACCAGAACCCCGCCAACCTGCCAAACGGCATCAGCCGCCTTGTCAAGCGTGCCGGTGCAGACACCACCCTGAAAAACGCCATTCGCGACGGCGCGGAATGGGCATGGGTGCCCCATGGTGACACCTGTCCCTTCTGCATCACGCTGGCGTCCAATGGTTGGCAGAAGGCCAGCCAGAAACTGCTGAAGGGCGGGCACGCGGAGCATATCCACGCCAACTGCGACTGTGAGTTTGCGGTGCGGTTCCGTTCCGGCACCACTGTGGCCGGGTACGACCCGGACAAGTATTACCGGCAGTACCGGGAGGCGGGCGGCGACATCAACAAAATGCGCCGCATTGATTACGCCGCCAACCGGGAGCGCATCAATGCACAAAAGAGGGCGGCGTATGCAGCGCAGGCATACCGTAAGGATCTGGGTGCAGCAAGTAAAATCACACTGACCCGCAGAACGGAAGCTGTTGAAATCTCTGTGAAGCAGGTCGAATCTTACAAAACGCCGGTTTTTGTTTCAGATAAAGCGTCTATCAAGCCCAAGGCGCTGCATGAGGTCAACCAGAACACAGAACACGCATTGACCGAATGGGGTGTGAGCATTGACCGCAAGCCTAAAATCGTGATCGTCAGTGATGATGAATTGCGCGGTGCAGTGGGCGTCTATGACCCCTGTGAGAATATCGTTTACTACGCTGAAAGCATCGGCAAGAAGGCAGTGCAGGAAGCATCCGGCGGTGCTGGTGCCGTTGAAGCTCATGAAATGTGGCACATGAAGCAGGCAGAGGATTTCCGGCAATCCGGCTGGACGATCACCCGCGAAAATCGCGGGGAGTATCTCGATGTTCTGTGCAAAAAGTGCAAGGAACGCATTGACAAACTTGGCATTACGCGCGATAATGTAGGAGAAATCAGCAAATATGCTGCTGATATGTATTTAGGCGACCGCTTTGATGAAGTCGAGGCGGAATTTATGTCGTTAAGGAGGCGAACGTAACATGTGCATATTGGGTTATCCCCCGGAAATTCAAAAGTTAGTCGATACGTTTGACCCTTACCGTACAGCGATTCTTGAAAAAGACTTTTCTGCTGTTCCAGAGGAAGCGTTGAAAGCGTATCATAAATTTAAAAACTGGGCCTGGGAACAGGAACAGTAATTGAACCACGATGCACACGCACCGTGGTTTTCTTTTGCCCACTTTTAAGCACGATGCAGTTTTGCACCGTGCTTTTTTTATGCCGTTTTAGCTCATGTTGGAAGAGCACCGGTCTCCAAAACCGGAAGCGGCAGGTTCGAGCCCTGCAAACGGTGCCATGCGGCGGGCGGCGCGTATCCCGCCCACGACCGGATCACTGACAGAGAACAGTGTAAAAAACTGAGGTCTCACACACGAAAGGAGTTTCCACCATGAAGCGTGAAGACGTGAAGAACAAGATCCCCGGCATCACCGATGAACAGCTGAACTGGATTATGCAGGAGAACGGCGCAGACATCAACCGGGAGAAGTCTGCCGCCACGGCTCTGCAGGCCCAGCTGGACAACGCAAACGCCCAGCTCAAGACCGCACAGGACGGCCTGAAAGCCTTTGAAGGCGTGGATGTGGCAGGCCTGCAGGAACAGGTCACCAAGCTGAAAGCCGACATGAAGGCGCAGGCCGAGGGCTTTGCCTTTGACAACGCGCTGGACACTGCCATCCTGGGCAGGAAGGGCCGCAGCGTCAAGGCAGTGCGTGCTTTGCTGGATCTGGATGCCCTGAAAGGCTCTGCCAACCGCAGCACCGACATTGCAAAAGCGCTGGACGAAGCCGCCAAGGCGAACCCGTGGGCCTTTGGTGATGGCCAGCCCGGGTACCCTGACGTCAGGGATGGCGGAGACCCGCATCACACCCCCACCGGCTCTACCAGCGAGCAGTTTGCAGACTGGTTTGCGCAGGTGACCAAGTAACAAAGGAGTATTTTTATGGCGACTGATATCAACCGTACCACCTCTATTGCCCTGCCCGGCGAGGTATCCAGCGAGATCCTGCAGAAAACGCAGGAAAGCTCCGCTGTCATGTCTCTGGCCCAGCCGATCAAGCTGCCGGGTCTGGGCGTGACCATTCCCGTTATCACCGGCGACCCGGAAGCCGCATGGGTGGCGGAGACCGCAAAGAAGCCGGTCAAGCGCGGCACACTGGACACCAAGATCATGCAGCCCTACACGCTGGCTGTGATCGTGCCCTTCTCCAACCAGTTCCGCCGCGATGTGCCCGCACTGTACAAGCAGCTGGTGAGCCGTCTGCCGCTGGCCCTGGCACAGAAGTTCGATGCCACTGTATTCGGCGGCGTCACTGCACCCGGTGACAACTTCGACACCCTGAAGACCTGCACCGCGCAGGAGATCGGCACCGATGCCTATGCCGGTCTGGTGGCTGCAGATGCAGACATCGCCGACCACAACGGCATCCTGAACGGCTGGGTGCTGTCCCCCAAGGGCAAGGCGCTGCTGCTGAATGCAGTGGACGGCAACAAGCGTCCGCTGTTTATCAACAACGTTGCCGAGGGCGCTGTGCCCATGATTCTTGGCTCCCGCACCCTGCAGAGCAAGGGCGCTTACGTCTCCGGCACCCCCAATGTGGTTGGCTTTGCCGGTGACTGGACGCAGGCAATGTACGGCACTGTGGAGGGCGTGCAGATCGCCATTGCCGATCAGGCAACGCTGCAGGATGGCGAGACCACCATTAACCTGTTCCAGCAGAACATGTTTGCCGTGCGCGCCGAGATCGAGGTGGGTTTCCGCTGTGATACCACTGTGTTCAACAAGCTGACCAAGGCGGCGGGCTGATGGTGAAGTTCATCAATCAGCTGACCGGCACGGTCATGTACGTGGCTGAGGAGCGCGCGGCAGAGTATGCTGCCGCAGGCCATAAGCAGGTAGCGCGGGATCCTCCCGCAGCCACTGCGGCCGAGAAGGCCAAAACCGTTCGCAAGGCCAAAGCGAAGTGAGGTGCCGCCATGCTTTACGCTGAAGTGCAGGACGTGGAAGCAGGCTTCCGCGCCTTGTCCCGAGACGAACAGACGCAGTGTGCTGCCCTGCTGAGCGAAGCTGCCGTGATCATCGACAGCTACAACCCGGATGCAGGCAAAGATGCCAAGCGGGTGGTCTCCTGCCGGATGGTGCGCCGTCAGCTGGGCGAGAGCGACAGCGGGGGCGGCGTGTCTTTTCCCATGGGCTCCACGCAGGGCACTGCCACGGCGCTGGGTTACAGCCAGAGCTGGACGATGAGCGGCGGCTCTTCCGGCGAGCTGTACCTTTCCAAGCTGGAAAAGAAACTGCTGGGCGTCGGTAGCCGCATCGGTGCCCGCAGTCCTCTGGAGGATTTATGCTGAAAGGAATCGACATCACCCTCTATACCAAGATCCAGGCCGGTGAGGACGGCTTCCATGACCCGGTCTATGAGAAAACGCCTGTCACCGTGCACAATGTGCTGGTGGGTGAGCCCTCTGCCGAGGAGATCACCACCGAACTGCAGCTCACCGGGCGGCGGCTGGCCTATACGCTGGCTATCCCCAAGGGCGACACCCACGACTGGGCGGACGCAAAGGTGGAGTTCTTCGGTCAGACCTTCCGCACCTGCGGCGGTGTTGTGCAGGGCATCGAGAGCATGATCCCGCTGCGATGGAACAAGAAGGTGCAGGTGGTGCAGTTTGAGTAAGGTGAAGATCGAGCTGAACAGTCCCGGCATCCGGGCGCTACTGCGCTGCCCTGAAATGCAGGCGGTGCTGAAAGACCGTGCCGACACCGTGAAGGACCGCTGCGGCGATGGCTACGAATCCTATGTGGCCCCCACCCGCGCCGTGGCTGTTGTGGAGACCGCTTCCCGCAAGGCCTATGACGACAACTCGGCCAACAACACCCTGTTGAAAGCCGTCTCCGGCAGCCGCAGCGGCGCAACAGTGCATGAGCACAAGCGCCGCCTGAAAGATGGGCGTGTCATCACAGTGAGGAGCTACCAGAGAAAGAAATGATCGAAGAAGTCATCTTGAACTACCTGCGGGAAAATGCCTTTTCCTGCTACATGTCCATGCCGGAGAAGCCCTCCGGCAATTTTTGTATCCTCGAAAAGACCGGTGACAGCTCGGACGAAGGCATTTACACGGCCACGCTGGCGGTGCAGTCCTACGGCAGTAGCACCTATGCAGCAGCACAGCTCAGCCATTTTGTGGTACAGGCCATGCTGGCTGCCGATACCCTGCCAGAAATTTCCGCATGTGAGCTGAACACCGAACACAACTTTCCTGATACCACCCGCAAACTGCCCCGGTATCAGGCTGTTTTTGACATTACCTATTACGACACATGAGAAAGGAGCATTTTATGGATGCAAAAAATGTGACCGCCGCAAAACCCAAAGTCGGTGGTGCAGTCTGGCGCGCCCCGCTGGGCACTGCTCTGCCCACGGATGCCAAGACCGAACTTGACGCAGCCTTCAAATCCCTGGGCTACATTTCCAGTGACGGCCTGACCAACGCGAACTCTCCTTCCAACGAGAATACTTCGGCCTGGGGCGGTGACACGGTGCTGAACCTGATGACCGAGCGTCCCGACACCTTCCAGTACACGCTGATCGAGGCCATGAATCCGGAAGTGCTGAAGACCGTTTACGGTGATGAAAACGTGACCGGCACGCTGGAGACCGGCATTACCATCAAAGCCGGTTCCAGCGAGCTGCCTTTCAGCTGCTATGTGGTGGATATGGTGCTCAAGGGCGGCGCTAAAAAGCGCATCGTACTGCCCTGCGCTACGGTGACCGCGGTTGGCGACATCGTCTATTCTGGCAGCAGCGCCGTGGGTTACCAGACAACCCTCACCGCCATTGCGGACACTACGGGCTTTACCCACTACGAGTACATTTTGGGCGCTGCGGCCAGCCCGCATGAAACTGCCCAGAGCGCCACTGAGAACGCTAAGGAGGTACAGGCATGATCACTGCAAAAACCAAATCTGGCTTTGAGATCGAACTGGAGGAATCCAGTCTGGACAACATGGAACTGGTTGACACCCTGGACGAAATGAACGAGGGCAACCCCCTTGCCATTTCCCGGCTGGTCCCCCTGCTGCTGGGTAAAGAGGGTAAAAAGAAGCTGTATGACCACCTGCGCACCCCGGAAGGCCGTGTGCCCTCCACTGCAGTGGAGCGTGAGATCATCGAATTGATGGTTTCTATCCAGCCCGGAAAAAACTCCTCATCCTCGCCGAACTGATCGCAGCGGATGAGGATGCTCTGATCTGCGATTTTGCCCAGTACTACAACGTGCTGAACTGGCGCAGCCTGCCCGTGCGGCTGGCGGCCACTCTGGCTGCCGGGCTTCCACCGGAAAGCCGCAGCCTGCGGCTGCTGCACGGCGAACCCTACACGTTGCAGCAGATGCTGCAGGCATCCATTGCAGACAGCCTGCACGCGATCCGCTGGCTGATGGAGCGGTACATGGGCAGCACCGAGGAACCGCCGAAGTCCATCGTCCAGGCCCTGCTGGGCAGTGAAGCACCCGAAGAGGAAAGCTCCGTGCAGAGCTTTGACAGTCCGGAAGAATTTGAGGCGGCACTTCGTGCTGCAGAAAGGAGGTGAAATGCATGGGAAATGGCATTGAGCTTGCAAAAGCCTATGTGCAGATCGTTCCCTCAGCCGAGGGCATCCAGGGCAAGATCACCGAAGTGCTGGGCGGCGAAAGCTCCAAAGCCGGTGATGCCGCAGGCCAGCTGCTGGGCAAAAAACTTGTAGGCGCTGTTGCCAAGGTGATCAGCGCCGCTGGCATCGGCAAAATTCTGGCCGAAAGCATTGCCTCTGGCGGTGCTTTACAGCAGAGCCTGGGCGGCGTGGAAACACTGTTCAAAGACAGTGCCGACAAGGTGAAATCTTACGCCGCACAGGCCTATAAAACCGTTGGTCTTTCCGCCAACGCTTACATGGAGCAGACCACCAGTTTTGCGGCCAGCCTGCTGGCCAGCGTGAGCCACGACACCAACGCTGCAACCGAGCTGGCCAACATGGCTATGGTGGATATGGCCGACAATGCCAACAAGATGGGCACAGATATGCAGGATATCCAGAACGCCTACCAGGGCTTTGCCAAGCAGAACTACACCATGCTGGACAACCTCAAGCTGGGCTACGGCGGCACGCAGGCCGAAATGCAGCGCCTGCTGCAGGACGCTGAAAAGATCAGCGGCGTGCATTACGACCTGGGAAACCTGGCCGACATGTACAGCGCCATTCATGTTATCCAGCAGGAAATGGATATCACCGGTACCACGGCGAAGGAAGCCACCACCACCCTCACCGGCAGTTTTTCGGCCATGAGTGCGGCGTTCCAGAACGTGCTGTCCAGCCTGTCCACAGGCGCAGACCTCTCCGCTCCGCTGGCTGCGCTGGTGGAGACGTCCAAGACCTATCTGGTGGACAACCTGCTGCCAATGGTGGGCAACGTACTGGCTGGCATCCCGGAGGTGGTCTATTCACTGGTGCCGCAGCTTCTGCAGAGCGGCACAGAGCTGGTCAACTCGCTGGCCAGTGGTTTTGATGAGGGCATCCCAGAGTTTTTCTCCAATGCCCTGCCCCAGCTGCTGGTGTTCACCGAGCAGCTGCGCGCCAACGCAGGCAGCTTTGTGGACGCTGGCCTGAATCTTATCACCCAACTGCTGAACGGCCTGATCGCGGGCCTGCCACAGCTGATCGCCTATGCACCGGATATCATCATCAATCTGGCAGGTATCATCAACGATAACATGCCGAAGATCCTGGCTGAGGGCATTTCCATCGTCGTGCAGCTGGCGGCTGGCATCGTACAGGCATTTCCGTCTCTGCTGGCCAACTGGAAGAAGATCTTTCAGGCGATCCTGTCCGTGATTTCGGCCATCAACTGGGTAAGTCTTGGTGCTAACATCCTGAAAGGCATCGGCAATGGCATCAAGAGCATGGGCAGCAGCCTGCTGGAGGCCTTCAAGGGCGGCTTTTCCAGTGCACTGAACTGGATCAAAAACCTGCCCGCGCAGGCTGTACAGTGGGGCAAAAACCTGATCAAGAGCTTTACCAATGGCCTGACCGGCAAGGGAGGTGCCGTTGGCATCGGCTCTATTTTAGGCACAGCAGGCGCTTCCATTGCAGAAAACGCCAAGGGCGGCAGCAAGATCGACTGGGCCGCCACCTGGGCAGATGCCAACGATGATCTTGCCAACAACGCTCAGGCTGTGGCAGATATCGCCATTCCTGCCTATACCAAGTCTGGCAACGCTGCAGCCACTGCGGCCGAGAAGGCCAAAAGCGCCGCCAAGACGGTCAGTGAGACCCTGCTGTGGTCTCTGCAGGATGCCGGGCATAGCGAGAGCACCAACGCTCTGGGCAAGGTGACCACTCAAACCACCGAGCTGACCGAGCACTTGCGCAAAGGCAGCGAAGAGTACGACCGTGTGACCCGCACGGTGACCGAGTCTGGCAAGGAGCTGGTGAACGGCGTGGTGAAGAATTACAAGGAAGTCACCAGGTACGTCACTGAGCAGGGCAAAACTACCGCCCAGACACAGAAAACCTATGAAGAGATCGCGGCTACTGTCCGGGATACGGTTACATCCACCTTTGACACCGTGCAGAACGGCATCAAGACCACCACCCAAACCATCACTGAGACCCTGACCGATGAAACGACCCAGCAGAAACAGGTCATCACCGAGACGTGCACTGATATTGTGAACGGGCTTCTGGTGACCAGGGAAAGGGTCACGAACATCGCCGCAGATGGGATAAGGACCACCACGGAGACCATCAAGGAAGCTTCCGCGTCCAGTCTTTCGGGCCTGTGGAAGGAATTTCAGACCGAGGCGGACAAAGGCATCCTGGGTACCTTTGATACGCTGGTTTCTGCCGTAAAAAAGCAGGACTGGCTTTCGGTGGGCGAGTGGGCACTTTCTGCCCTATATGCCGGTCTGGCTCCTTCTGCCAAGCAGCAGATCGAAAGTGCGGGCCTTGCCATCATCCAGCAGATCAATAAGATCTTGCTGGATGGCAGCAGCACTCTGGCTCAAACCGCCTGGCAGCTGGGCATTCATCTGGCCAACAACATCTCTGGCGGGCTTAGCAAGGCGCTGGCGGGTTCCAGTGCTCTGTCCGGTATCGGCAAACTCCTCGGCATCGGCGGCACCGCGGCCACCGCGGGAGCCGCCGGTACAGCCACCGCGGGAGCAGCCGGTAGCGGCCTTGCGGCGCTGGGCATTTCCGTGCCAGAGATCGGCATGATCCTGCTGGCGGTGCTGGGCGTGGGCGCGGTGGGCTACGGCATCTACAAGCTTGTGACCAAAAACAAGGAGAAAGATACCGTTTCCTCCGCCATGTCCTACAAAGACCTGCAGGATGCCTACTGGTACGGCAACGAGCGGGCCTTTGCGGGCTACGACTACCGCACAGACCCTTACACCTTCAACCCGAACAACAGCGCTGTGCTGGGCTACCAGGCCAAAATGCAGGAGCAGATGGCCCGCCTTACCGAGGTGGTACAGCAGTATCTGCCCGACGTGGCGAACCAGCAGATTGTGCTGGATGACGGCACGCTGGTTGGCAAGATGGCCCCCGGCATGAACGCGGAACTGGGCCAGATGCAGATTTTATCCGAAAGGGGCAATTGATGTAGATGTATGAGATTTACGGCTACCCGTTCGGCAACCCAGACGCTGAGCTTTTGATCTACCGCCCCGGCAACACGCAGGCACTGGTGCTGTCGCCCAAGCTTACCCGCGAGGTGAGCAAGGGAGGCAGTCTTGTTTTTACCATGCCCCGGGACCACCCACAGTACAGCAAGCTGCAGAAAATGTCCACCGTGGTGGTGGCAAAGCAGGACGGCAAGGAAATCTGGCGCGGGCGCATCCTGAACCACGAAGCGGACTGGTACAACCGCCGCGTGATCTACTGCGAGGGCGCGCTGAGCTTCTTCAACGATTCCTGCGTGACACCCTTCAACTACGAGGGCACGTTAAAGCAGTTCCTGCAGCACATTGTGGATGCCCACAACGAGCAGGTGCAAGACCAAATGAGGCGTTTTGAGCTGGGCACCATCACTGCCGCGCTGGGTGACCTGCAGGTGCACTTTGGAGACGCGGACAAATATGGCGTGGGCGAGGACTACGGCAGCATTTGGGATATCATCGACAAGCTGGTGCTGAAGGTCTTTGGCGGTTACGCCTACTGCACCTTCAATGCTGCCACAGGCAACAACGTGCTCAACTACTGCGATCAGGCGGTGGAAGCGAAGCGGCAGGTGAACCAGAACATCGAGTATGGTGTGAACCTTCTGGATCTGACCGAAAAAACCGACACAAACGACCTTTTCACCCGCATCTACCCGGTGGGCAACAAGCACACCGTGAAAAAAACGAAGTGGTACTACAAGCTCATGTGGTGGAAAGACCACTCCCACGACTCGGACGAAGACCACGAGGAACGCTACGGCATCATGGACACCGACGCGGCTACCGTGGCAAAGTATCTGCCGGCCGGGTGGAGCTACAACCTCGAAGAGGGCTGGATCCAGAACGATGCCGCTGCCGCAAAGTTCGGCATCGTCTCCAAGATCCGGGAGCAGGATACGGACAGCGACAACGACACCTTTGCCGCTGGCGTGCAGGACCTGCAGCAGAATTATGCGATGGTCATCAGCTATACCGTAAAAGCTGTAGACCTGGTGGATGCCGGGTACGGACAGACCGAAGATGGCAGCATCCTCGACCGGCTCACTTTTGCCAGCTATGCCCATATCATCAGTGCCCCGCACAGTGTGGATGCAATCATGCTGTGCACAAAGCTTGTGGAGCCGTTCGACCATCAGGACAAAAAAGAGTATTCCTTCGGCATGACCCGCCGCACCCTCACCGACCGACAGGCCGCAAACATGGGCCGCACGAACCTTCTGGAAGAGCAGGCCGCCACCAGTGCCAATTCTACCGAAGCCCTGCTGAAAAATCTGAACGCTTATAAAAAGTCCAACGACGCTGCCGTGGCCGATGCCGCCAAGACGGCTACAAACTTCCTCTCGTTTGATGCGTCCTCGGGACTGATCGTGGGGCATGAGAGCCTACCGGACAAAAAGGTGCAGATCACCAACAGCGGAGTAAAGGTGCTTTCGGGCAGCAGCATGGTCAACATCACGGCGAAGAGCATCTCCATCACCGACGGAGCGGGCAGCTGCTCCATCAGCAGCGGCGCGATCACTTTCCACGGCATCAAAAACCAAAAGCCCATCTATGCGTGGGGAAAGCTGGATCTTTTTTCGGCGACCACTCTTGCGCTTGACCTGAGCAGCTATTCCGCGGTGCTCATCACCTTTGAAAGCAAAAAAGGCTCAACCTGGCTTGCGAGCGGAGGCGGTGCAGGCCCTGTGTCAGTAGTGCTTCCGGTCAATGGCAAGACTTACTCGATGGTGTACCCGTGGAACACAGTTCATCGCAGAGATGTCACGGTGAAAGCCTCAGGCATTATATTCGGATCCGGGCAGGAACGCACATCTTCCTATACCACAGGCGTTGGCACAATGGCAACTTTTTTCAGTCTGGAGTCTCCGACAGTTGACGGATGGACTGGCAATAATTCTGTGTGTATACCGATAGAGCTGTACGGCTTTATGTGAGGGCTTATGAAAAAAGACGGTTACAAGTTCAAGTGTAAAATTTGTTCGGACGGCAGGCTTTATGAGGGCGGGTGGGCGCATGAAAGCGTGATCCCAGACCCGCTGCCTTTTAATGAAGTCCTTTTCGATGAGTTCCCCGAGACCACTAACGGCGGCGCAGACTATGTGTGGGACGGCCAGACCCTCACTTACAGCCCCGCAGCTGTAGAAGAGCCTGCGCCGGTGCAGACCGCAGACGATGGGAGCGAGGTGAGCTACTCTTGAAAGACTATGCCGCACTGGAAGCCGCAGCGGCCCAAAACCCGCGCCTGAATGACGTGCTGGTGCAGCAGGGTGAAAACTTTATCTCTCTGCGCTCCGCCTTCGGCCTGTGGCTCAAAAAAGAGGGCAGGCAGATCAATGCCCCCACCGTGGAAAGCCTGCAGGAGTACCCGCCCGGCTACGATATGGTTCTGGATTTTACGCAGGCGGTGGACAGCAAGGTGCATTTCAAGCAGCGCACCGTTCCGCTGAGCTTCGTCTGCCTGCGACCAAAAGAGCAGTGGGAGACCATCCGCAGCGGGCTGGAAAACGCCTTGCAGGGCCGGTGGCTGGAATTTTACTTTTCCCGCACACCTGATCAGCGCCGGGAAGGGCAGTTCTCGGTGGAGCTCACTCCCGGCGATATCACGGCGGAGGTAAGCATCAGCGTGGTATGCGCGCCGTGAGGAGGTGAATGCTTTGGCTGATTATAAGGCAATCGAGCAGATCGCCCGCGAAAGCAGACGCTTCAACGACGTGCTCATTTTGCAGGGCGGCGGCACCGTCTCCCTGCTGGAACGCTTTGGCCTGCTGATCAATAAGGGCTACCCGCAGGTGGGTAAGGCGGAAACACTCTCCATGCTGGTGAACGTTCCCGGCGCGGGCCGCCCGCTGGATCTGAGCCGGTCGCTGGATGGCAAGCTGCACTACTCAAAGCGCCAGATCACGGTGCAGGCCACCTGCCTGCGGCCCAAAGACCAGTTGGACGTTTTGCAAAAAGAACTGGAAGCCCTGCTGCAGGGGCAGTGGGTGTGGTTCCGCTTCAAAAAAGATGCGTACTTCTGGCGCGGGTTCTGCACCGTTTCTATGCAGCGCAAGGAGCACAGTGCCCTTGTCACCCTGACCGCAGTGTGCAACCCCTACAACTACAACCTCACCGCATACATGGGCAGCGCATGGCTGTGGGACACATTCAACTTTGAGAAAGACACCATTTATGATGTACGCACGGAGGTGAAGAACCTTTGACAAAAACCTTCAAGGAGATCATCGACGGCATTCGCACGGCCATCCTCGGCATCGAGGTGCGCGAGGATATCGCCCAGGGCATGGAGTATGTGGAGCAGTTTGCAGAGACCTCCACCACCAAAGCGCAGGAAGCTGCTAAAAGCGCCACCGCCGCAGAGCGGGCCAAGACCGATACTCTTGCTGCCAAGACGGAAGCGGTGCAGGCGATTTCTGCAGAAAAACAGGCCGGTCTGGATGCCATCAGCACCGCAAAAAGCAACGCGGTAAAAGAAACCCAGTCCGCCCACACCGCAGCCCTGCAGGACATCTCCAATGCCCGCACGGGAGCGCTGGACGATGTGGCCGCTTCTACCAAAATGGCCACCGATGCCGCCAGCACGGCTGTTCAGAAAGCTGCTGCTGCCGCAGGCAGTGCGTCAAATGCGGCGGAGAGCGAAAAAAATGCGAAAGCGTCTGCAAATGCTGCGCAGGAACACCAGACCGGAGCGGAGGCTGCACAGAAAAAAGCAGAAGATGCCGCCGATCGTGCCGCCGCCACCGTAAGCACCGATAAGACGCTAACGGTAGAAAATGCCCCAGCTGACGCAAAGGCAGTTGGCGAAGCCCTAAAGAATTTGAATATTCGCCCGGCCACATCCACAACACTTGGCGGAATCAAGGTTGGTAGTGGACTTTCTGTGGCCGACGATGGTACGCTGAGTGCCGATGCTCAGGAATACACCCTTCCTCCTGCAACGACAACAGAGCTAGGCGGTATCATTGTAGGAGATGGGCTAAGAGTTTCCGATAAAGGTGTGTTGAGTTGTGACTTTGTAATCCCGGAAGTGGACAAACTAACTGCCTACCCAGTGGGCAGCATCTACCAGAGCACCAGTTACACCAGTCCCGCCGCACTGTTTGGCGGTACATGGCAGGAGATTGCGTTTAACCGCGTGCTGATGGGTGCTGGCAGCGGCCACGCAGCAGGCAGCACCGTGGAGGCCGGACTGCCGAACATCACGGGCTCTTTTGTCGCGGATGTAAAAAAGGGTGAACATAAGGTATCCGGCGCATTCACTGCCGGCAACGTGATCGCATC